TTAACTACTATATTTGAAGACGATAGAAAGAATTTTGCCTGGAAGATTGTCGATATTAAACAACTAGGTCCAATACCAATTGGTTTTGGTGGCCGTCCTACTAGTTGGGCATTATATTCCGTTAGACCTGAATCATTTGAATCTGCGGCTATCTTTGGAGTATGGGCCTCGGTTAGGTCCCCGTTCGATAATTCATTAATTGGAACCTTTAACACAGATGTAACAGAAAACTACTCATTGAGAGTTGACCATGTAGCTACAAATCATTTAAGTTTGTTTTATGACCAGTCAACTATTCCTTATTACAATATAACTTTAGAAGAATACGAAGTTAGTGCAACTGAAGAAATTATGTTTAAGATTAAAGAAACTTCACAAAACTTGGATATGATAGAATGATGAGAAGAACAGAAGATTTGCTTACAGAGATCGTTAAGATTCTAAGACGTCTAGAAAAGTTGATGAAGAAATGAGTATTCCTTTAGCACCAGTTGACCAGGAACAAAACGAACGCATTGTTTGGTGTGAAAGACTGCTGTATCTTATTGTAGTTCTGCAATTTCCTCAACTCGCATCAATAGTGATGTAAGTAGATCAGTTGTAATTATGTTCCTGGCATGTAACATTCCAATTAATTGAGTGGTTGGAATTGATGTTAAGTCAAACTCCTGGTTAAGTTTCTCATTTATCGCATGACATACCCACTTTGAACGAGATTGTTTGTAACTTAACTCCTGGTCAAGCCGTGTCTTCATCGATTGAGGAACAGCAATCGACAATGCGACGCTTGGATCAGTGGAACGAGGGCGACTCATTCTTTCACCTCTGGTAAAAATAATTGATTATATGGTTCTGAAAACCAAACAGATAGAATTTTCCCGCTGTTTGTAATCCTAATGTGGCCAACAACCTCGCCAGCAACACGAATTAATTCATGATGAGAACCTTCAGTCATTGTAACCAACCCTTGTCGATAGCATCTGCGACCTGTCCACTTGCTTTGTATGCATCGGAAAGCCTAACAATTACCTTTTCAACAGGAGTGCCGTTAAACCTGGTGTGTCTAGATCTAATTAATTGAATTAAATCCTGTATTTTGTCATCGATTTCGTGCCAAAAGTGCATTATTTCTTGCTCCATGGTATGTCCTAGATGGCGTTTCCTTATAGTTTCATTGGTAATGAATGTAAAATAGATCTATTTTTGCCGCTAGGTGTTGCGTTTTCCAGTAGAAATTCCTAGCGCAGAGCATAGTCGTATAGCGATGATGTGTAGAAGAAGTATAATAAACCTGAGCCTATCATAATAGGGTATGGCAAGAAGTGACTCATTTTTCCTAAGACAGACTTTGAACGCAGACAATACAGGTAACTATCAAGAAACCCCTCTTGACCTGGGTGCATATGTTGATGCACTAGGCAAGTCGGTATTGAGGATCCATAACATTGCTGTATCCTACACCGAAGCGGACGGCACAACCGTTACTCTAGGTGCTAACGATGGTGGAGCAGCACAATTTCAACTTTTGACACAATCTCAAACTAGTATGGTTCTACCATCCAACAGAGCAATCGTATCAACTGGTACACTAATCGCAGACAACAATGCTGCTGCTGCTGGCCCTCCACAATATGTATCTCACGATCTAGATGTAGCCCCCCAACACTGGACCAATGGATATTTGATTGCAGTAGACAGCATGTTCCTAGGTGGCCGTGCTGATACTGCTTTTACTACTGATGTCTTTATTTCAGTGACCATGGAATGCACAGTCGAAACTCTAAGCCAAGCAGCAGCAATGGCTCTTTCGTTGTCCCAACAAGGCGCTTGAGGTTGATACTCTTGTCTAGGGACATGATGCTAACTGTTGATGAGTATATGGCGTTACGCCGACTCATTTCCAGTGAGCGAGAATCTGAAGGTAGCGAGGTTGTACAAAAGAGCAGTCCAGCACCTAAGAAAAGGCGTGCAAGTGCATACTCACGCAAATATAAAGCCGCATTCAAGAAAGTTTCTTCCAGGTACAAAAATAAGAATGGCACCTGGAGGAAAGGCGGATTCCAGGCGGCTGTACGTGCAGCCCACAAGGAGGCGAAGAAATGAAGCGGACAGGAAGACGATTGACATTATCAAATGACGTAACTTCTTTAATTCCCGCTAGTGGATCTATCAAAGCACTTGATTACAGATTAACTACTATATTTGAAGACGATAGAAAGAATTTTGCCTGGAAGATTGTCGATATTAAACAACTAGGTCCAATACCAATTGGTTTTGGTGGCCGTCCT